TGCGGAATCTTATGATCAACAACGGTTGATTGCTTTAACTGCTTTTCGCCTTCCAAACAATCAGGACATTGGCACAACGGATGTGATCTTAAAAATGCTTTACTAACCTTTTGCCACTTATAACCATAACCACGTTCATTTGAATTGCCACGTTGCTCATCAACTTGCTTTTGCTTTAACTTGCGATGCACTTCACATCTTGAACCATTGGTCGTTAAAGCCCTGCAACCAAAGTGACTACAAGGTTTAGGCGCTGCGTTTGGCATGATAATGGCAATAAAAAACCCGCATCAATTGAATGATTGCGGGTTGTTTGAACGGACTAATAAACAGAATAGCAACTTTATACACTTTGTGTCCCCAACGTGTCAAGCGCTTTTTCTTAAAAGTTTTAAATTATTTTCAATTGAATCTATTTTAAATAATCCTTCATTTTCAAGTCTTTTATAAAGTTTTAAAACATTTGGTGTTGATATTTGTCCAGCAGATAGTGTAATAACGTTATTATCCCTTTCGAGAAGTGTATAGCTCCCATCCTCCATTAATATAAAGTCTCCACCTTCGGTTAAACCATAATTTCCACCAAAGGTCAACACGAAATCCATGAAAGTTGAGTCGAAGGTTAATGGAATATAATCATATATAACAATAGTCTTAGTTACTGATGATATCATTGCATTATTATTGCAATCGTATTGTATCAGAGATATAGTATATTTTCCGGGAAACTCATAAAACTTTGAGGCTGAGAATGATTTTGCAATCGTTCCATCCCCAAAATCCCATACCATCTTCGTGTTTATTGTATCCTCAAGATCTGGAACGAAAATCAAAGGTGTAATAGGTAACGCATAAGAGGATAAGGAATCTACTCCCTTATAGTCTATGGCACTGAATGTGATGTATATTGTTGAATTACTCATCGATTACTTCAATCTTATTAATTAATCCGTTTGGTGCATATAGATAGGGAAATTTAAAATATTCGAGAGTTGTGTTTTGATTCAGTAAAGCTTCATCAACACCTTCGAATAGAGGATTCCAAGTTACGAAGGAGATACCATCATATTGAATCCCACTATCCGTATTCTTCGTTTTGAGAGACTTAATCCCTCGGATGCTGAGAATGTTGGATGTAATTTCAGAGATGTCAATCTTCTGCCCAAGTTTAATATTCTTTGGATTGAAGTAGTTCACGATATAGGTCAGCACTTGTTGCTTCAGGAGATCTTTGTCGATCTTCTCATTTTTCTCTCTAACAATTACCAATTTGGTAACATCCTTAACATCTTTTGAAGTTAAGGTATTTTCAAATCCAAGATCGAATGCAACGTAAATTGGATCTCTAGGAATTACATCATTGCTAATCATTTTCTTATCCTTGACCAAGGATACAATTTGATTTTTGAAACTATTACTTAGGAAGTCTGGGTATTGACCATCAGAAGTTAGGTTGAATGATGGAACACAGAACACGTTAATGTTATTGAAGTCACAAGGATCTGCAAAGTTGACTTGGTTTAATATAACTCTGTTTACTTTATTTGGATCTACGCATATATCATAAAAGTATTGAATATATCCTGACATATAGGTGTCATTATCGACAACCTTGACATCGTTCAAGACTGTTGATATGCTTTTCTTCAAGAACTTCTCGTAATCGGACTCAGTTACCAATCTTACTTGGGTTGACAAGAAGGTTGGTGTGTTTTCTCTGATTTGATCGACTGTCTCAGCATCATAGATCAATGTTGAGTTAGAAGTGTTGGTGAAAATCAGGTTTGAGTTGTTGGTTACATCAATCTGAGTCGAAATTGAGGAATTGACATCTGGATAGATCTCTTCGAACTGTCTACTTGAGTAGATGAACAGTTTATTTCCATTGATTGTGTTCTTACTGATTAGACCTTTATCGCCATCACTTAAAATATATGTAACAACCACTTCATCACCAGCATCTAGTCGTCTTCCGAAGATACCATTACCAAATTTGACCTCATAATGTCCATTTTCATTCAAACGAATATCAAATACCTTATCAATTGATGATGAAAGGAACAAACTCTCCACTTCTGAATATTCATACCATAGATTAGTGTTTAATTCCTTGACATATATGCTAATAGATCCATGAGATATGAATCTAGTGTCTGAAGAATCAACTAAGTTGTCGATTACTACAGGGAAAGACTCATATTCGGCACCTTCAGCAGTATATGTCGGATATTCGCCAACAGTTCCTTGGTATAAGATGGCAGATTCAGCTAAAGAGTCGATAGTTTCCTCTCCTGTGCCTACTTTGTCGAATGAATGGTCATTATTGAAGGTATATTGGATATTATCGACCAAAAAGTAGCTATACTTCCTGATATTGTAGTTTCCGGGTGCTAAATTAGCAGATGCAACACAATTGATAGGTGCTAATGAGGTTTGACGACCTGTAGGCTTATATCCAATCAATTTGACGATCTTATTCATGTTTTCATAGATCGTAGCCTGAGAAAACATAGATTCTGCCGACGTTTGGTTCAAATAGAACATCAGAACGTGAGTATAATATGCCAATACATCCAGCAATGCAGATATATTAGAACCTTCATAATTTTGATCAGTGAATTTACCAGAGTTATTCAACTGCTCTATCATGAACGTCTTCAGTGACGTTGCATCAAAGTTCGCATATGCGTTTGATGGAAGATTGTATTCCGGTATGTTACTCATTGAGATTATTTAGCTCAAAGAATTGTATATCCAATGCTATTCAGTTCTGATTTGATGGATAGACCGTAAACATTTAGACTAGGAACATCAATTTGTAATGAAATGTTGTATTGGTTTGCATCCTCATCTGCTTCGACTGTCACATTAGACACCGTAATCCTTGGTTCCATCCTTGGAAGTTGATTTGAGATCAAGTCTTCGAGAATATCAATCAAGAAGTCATCAATAGGCTCAAATAGATACTGTCTAAGGTCCATACCATAGGTAGGAGACAGGATTTTATCACCCGGAGCAGTCAGAAACGCAGTAACTATACTATTCTTTACGGATTCTACATCATATATAGCAGCAAGATCCTTTAGATACTCTCTTTTGTTGAGTTGTTTGTTAAGATATACATCTTGAGCCAAGTCCAGAATCAAATCTTTATACAGATAGTCCTTCTTTAAGGACTTCTCTGTTAATTTATCAGACTTTAGAGATGATATCTTAATACTCACATTAATTATTTAGGTCTTTTGACCGAATCTAAGACTTCCATCGTATCGATCATGAAATCGTCCATGTCAAACCACGATTCATTGAGGATTCTGCTTGCCATCACATCAAATGATTCAAATTTGGGTTTAAATCTCTTCAAGTCGGCATCAATAGATGATAATAGTTGGTCATAACTGGTGAAACCACTTCTCGATAAGGACCAAGGTCGATCAACCATAGACACCATATTAGCTTTTGAAGCTGCTGGTAAGGCTAATTGATTTATTAGATCTTTGAGAACATCTTTTTCTCTCAAATCTTGCCAAGTTTTCGAAGCTGTAGCTTTGTCAGCCTTCTTGGAATTGATATGTTTGGAAAGTTCACCATAAGCGTCTTTATGTTCAGTGCTATCAATACCGGAATCAATGGCAATAGGCTTCTTCATACCTAATCCTTTGAAAACATTCATAAGTGTCATGAATGGAAGTCTATTCCTATCACGAATTTTAGTAATGTTTACATTTTTATCCAATGCTCTCGAAGCGGAGAACTCGGCATCATCATATTGACGTTTAAATTTTTCGAGATATCCCAGAATTGGATTAGTTGACGGATCATCAGATGCTAAGGCATCCAATCTGGCGATATTATCAATCAATTTTTGTGGTGATATATCATTCCAATTAATTGTAGATGGGTCTGAGATTGCTGATGTGATTTTATTCCTATACTCGTCGGCAAGTTCTCGGGCAGAAGTTTGAACCAGATCTATAAATCCAGAAACCGCTCTATCATCAGCCAATTCATTATTGGTGTTGAGTTTATTGATTCTATTATACAGAGTTTCTAATTCTTCTGTAGTTTTTTCCATTTTCTTAGTTCTATCCTCCATTTTTGTTTCCAGGTCAAAATGTTTAGCTTTGCCTG